TTCTGAGCGGCCCGTCACTGGTGAAGGAATGGTTTTGCAGTGCTATGCAAGTCTCGATTGGTCTGATCGAGATCCTATCCGATCATGATGTCAGTTTTCTCGACAATCATGATGTAGGAACCATTTGCAGCGTGTTTAACACGTTGATCGCATGTCAATCGTACAAGGAGTACATTGATCACGTTAAGTATGCGACGACGTGGATGCACGCGCGGAGTCTCCGGCAGTCGGTTTTACCGACTGCACCTCCCACATGGTGTGGTGGTACTCCCCTTCTCTTCACAGGTAGTATCAGGAAGTGGCTTCAAAACCGCCTGATTTCTGGTTTGCGACCTCGCAACCAGCACCTGTTCTGGTCTGTTGCACAGTCTAAGCGCTGTGCGGCGGTGGTACCTGACGACTTCATTGTGTCGTCGCTCGAGAAGCATCGAGCCGCTATGGCAAAAAGTAGCGAGGCATGCTCTCAAGGTTTCCTGGAACAATTCATTCCCAGGATGTTGCAAATTGTCAACAACATGACCTTTGAGAACCTTGACACTGTTCACGAATACTCGACTAATGCTTGTTATGAGCTCGGTCGAGGAGATGGCGGCGCAAAGACTGCGTTACTTCGCCATCCTGGGTTATCTCAAGGACAGCTGCTGATCGAGCGGCTGTCCCACCCGGGACTCGTGAGTGGTGAGTGGGAGAGTGACGACGAGTTGCTCAAGATGGACTTCTGTCCGTGGCGTGGTGTCACGGAGCGAAGGGGCTATGCCACCCATCGTTTTTCTGAATTACTCCGCTCGCCTAACCCGTTTGCTACTGCTGAATGCAGAGCGGCAGGAAGGGGCGAGAGGATGACGGTTAACGTGGGGCGTTGCGCAGCAAAGGTTTACTCAGTGTGTGAACCGCTCAAAGTGCGTAATATTACGGCAGGAAATGCTGTGGACTACGCAGTCGCTAAGGCGATGCAGAAATGTATGCATCGTTCCTTGAAGCGATGTGCACCTTTTCGACTCATTGGAGAGCCGCTGACGGAAAAGATAGTCAGTGAGTTCATGCAGTTCGAGGGGCGTTGCAAGACCAGCGGAAAATGGATCGCTTCAGGCGACTTCGCGGCTGCAACCGACAACATCAAGATCGAGCTAACCAAGCTCTGTCTTGAGGCGATGATTAATAAGATACTGTCTGAAGGGACAGCTTTTAATCACTCCACCAAGGAGGACTGCGAGCTTACAGTAGCCGCGTATCGTCGTGTGTTGTATGAGCACATTATTGAGTACCCTAACGAGGAGGCCAACTTGGAGCCGGTCCTTCAAGTGAATGGGCAATTGATGGGTTCTAACCTGTCT